AAGGATACAGATCAGTGCCCATCGGGTTGGGACCATCATAGAACACCTTTCCTTGAATAACGATCGCGAGTTTAACGGTAGGAATTTCTTGCTCTAATAGGACAAGATTGGGATAACTCTGCATATAAAATTTAAGACGGTCATTATCATCGCTGGACCATTCCATAATCTCGCCGGTGTGCGGATCACATATGACTTTTTGTAGGCGATAATCGCGATACCAGAATTCGTCGTAGGTAAGAAGATTCTTCATGCCGTAGTTATAACTCTCAGGCATAAACTGAAACTTTCCGTCGCGGCCCGTTCCTGAATCTAAGCCTGTGAGACCTAAGATCTCGTCAGTCCTTCCGGGAATAAGCGATATAGCCTCGCGCTTGGTTAAGAATGAGCGCTTCCATATAGCGCGACAGTCCGAGAGATCTGTTTTGCGAAAGTAAGGATCAATGAGAAAGCTATTATAACTACAGTTGTCAACCTTGATATTGCCTGAAACGGGATCGGTTCGATAGTCCATCCATACGTGAAGCAAGTTCATTCCGGTGACGAGCGATCCTTCGAATGCATTTGATATAGTCTCGAGTACGCCTTCATGTTGATTAATCCACATCAGTATCTTAGTGAATTGATCCGCCGTCTCAGCATCACCGTTCTCAATAGGAGTTACGACAGTAGACTTACGATTCTTGCGTTGATACCCACTGACCATATTAATACAACGTCTTATTCGATTAAAAGTGAACTGACGACGCCGATTAGCGGGTAGGTTTCCGTAGAGATCGTTATAAGCCGTCTGGTCGCCTTGCCACATGCGCGTATCGTTGTCCGCTTCTCCCCAAAAGGATTGATTAATCGTGATACTCTCCGCATAGAATGATTCCATGAGGGCGAGTACATCACGATGATTTTCTGATAGGTACGTAGGACCGAGCTGAGGGAATAGCATAGAACACCCCTATAAAGTACTGATTACTTGTGTACCCTAAAGGCTAAATATGAAATTAATCAAGATCCTGAAGAATTACCTTCTGCTATCTTGCGAGATTTATTGGCAAGCTTGGGACGCAATCTATCACGATCTTCTCGGGTTCTGTCATAGAGAAACTTATACAAGTTGAATCCTATAAGCTGGCTCGCGGCGAATTTCAGTAGCTGTCTATCGAATTCAACGTCTCCCGTAGAAGGGACATTACCTATCTCATCTACGTCGCGAAGGAATGAGTTGGTAACGGGAACATTTACATTATCCATGCCATCCTGAAATATCTTCGAGTCAAAGTAGGCAACGTTGCTAATCTCCATCATCTTCTTAAAGATAAGTGCTGCGATACATTCACAGGATTTATAGTCATAAACCGTTCTCATCTTTAACGGGGCAATATCAGACGCGTCTTCTGCAACCTGAGCAATAGCAAGCTGCTTATTACAAGAGAGGGGAACGGGATCACCGAGCTCCTGACACACGCCCTTATGCTGATTATTCTCGAACGATTCATCGCTCGCTATAGTCTGCATAACTTCGTCGACAATTCTATATTCGATATTCAGATGTAAGCATATCGAAGCTTTACTATACCCTCTTTGGACGAGCTCTTTAACCTTACGGCGCTCATCCCAATTATGAGGAAGATCGTCTTTAATATCGACTACATCTTCTAATGGGTCTGGATAGAAGTACTTGAGTGCACCGACGCTGGTTGTCTTAAATCCGGCAGAGAATATATAGCGGCGAATTGCCCCCTCAGTGCGTCCATACTTAAGCGCCAGCTCGGCAGTCGACATCTTAGGGTTCTTAATCAGAGTTTCTCTGAATTCTTTTAAAACTAATGCTTCAATCATAACTCTCCTCGTAAGAGTTGGAAGTTTATTCTATTTTTTCTCCGCAGTAGGCCTCAGGTTAACGTTCCACTCATCGTTAAGAATGGTAGTCGCACTGGATAATTTATATCCACATTCAGAGTGATTTAGGCTGCACTTTTTATTAGCCTCTTTCTTGAGTGATTTATAGCGAGGGTTACCCCTCCCGGCTATAAATCCTTCGAGTTTGCGGATTATATTGCGAGATAGGCTTCTCATGGCAAATCATCTCTAAATATTGAGGGCATATTTGAATTTTTTCCGTATACATGCTCTTCATAGAGCCTGTCGAGCTTCTCAGGCGTTAGGCCATCTTTTGTTTTAGGGAGAGATATGCAAAGATAGCGCATACAATCAGCCCAATGAGAGGACCAATCGTGGAGTGGATGATCCTTATAAACTTTTCGCTTATGGTCATATTCTTGACGGTAATTTTCAAGAGCCTTGATGACTGGTGAGCAACTATCGTCAATCCATATCTTACCAAGCGTCTGCCTGACAGCTTCAATTCCGTCTTCAACGTCGACATTGGGGGCTATGGTGAATGTTATTCCAAGTTGCTTCGCCTTCTCCCAGCGCGTCATTCCAGATCCAAACTCCTTAACACGAATATCGTGCGGAGCAATATGCTTACCATATGTATACGGCTTCTGCTGAATAATTTTGACATAATGATCGAGCCCGACCTTTGAGTTTTCATAACAGTCGATAATCCGTACAGTCTGTCCTATAACCTGAAAGAAGGCTATGGTTGTGGAATCGCGAACTCCAAGATCCCAACAGGTATGAACCTTAAACGAAGATTCCCACGGGACCTGTCCAATCTGTCCCTTAAGACGCATGCGATCGAGATATTTCGTGTAATATGCCCCTTCGATACCCATATCGAACGAACAATAATACTCCTGTTGGATTAAATCATCTGACATTAATCCTTCAGCTCGCTCCTTTTCAATCTCTGAAAGGGGAATGTGGTTAGTTTGCTCTATTGAGAGCTTAAGACAATACCATTCCTTGTTTTCTCGGGCAATCTCATAGAGCGTAAAGAGGTGATTCTTTCCTCGTGGCGTTGATACAAATAAACTCCAGCCGTCATTAGCAACCAGAATAGGCCGAAGAAACTGATAAGCGCGAGGATCTTGGATCGCATATTCACTGAATATTACTCCTTGTGGGTTAGTACCAACCAGTGAGTCGACATTATCACTTCCGACGATCTGTATCAATGACCCATTCGTTAACCGTATCTTCATCTCTTGTGAGTTAGTAGATTCGATAATCTCACGGGGAATATATTCCAAGAATCGCGTACCATCATTGGTCATACTATCCCAAATGACTTTCTTGCCCTGTGAATAAGTAGGGAATATATAGTAATAGACGCCGATCTTCTTGAGCGCAGCGCGTATCATGATGTTAAAGGCGCAGACGTCTTTACCTGCGCGACGAGGAAGTATACATAATACTCTCTTATAACCCTTATTGAGTATCGCGTCCATAACGGGAATTTGATACTCGCGCGGCTTAAAGCGGTTGAGATGGACTTGTGTCATGATGGACATACTGATCTCCCTTTGAATGGGGAGACCGTAATGCCAAAATGTGAGTAATGTAAATATTATTCTAAAGATATTTATGCCTTTGAATTTTCATCTATAGAAAAGTGAGGTGCGTCATCATATGACCATTCTTCGTTAGGGCGAGTGAGACTCTCAAACTTGGATACGACCGCTTTCTCAATTACACGACTGATCTCTTTATTAACCGGATGAAACACATTCAAGTGTCGTGTTCCAATCTTACGCTTGGGATAGACAACTCTATAACCACCATCAAGTCGCGTCATAATTGCAAGAGAGCCTAAATAGAATGAATTGTTAAACACAACGCTCGCAAAACCAACGAGACCGTCTTTAGGCTTAATCGGAATTATCTGCACGTCTGAGATATGGTATTCACAAGAACTTTTCTCATTTGGAACTACTTCGTCGTTTTGAGGGTTCTGATTGAAAGAATTCTTTCCCGTTATACTCAGTTGTGGCGTCAGCAAATATTTCAGCAAGGGCATATTGAGCCTCCGTGACAAGTGTTATTAAGTGCTTATAAGGAGCCTGTTCAGCTTCTGGTCTATTTCGTAATTGTCTTAGCCGATCGGCTATCTCTCTCACTCTTCCCCATTCGTAAATAGCTACCTTGAGACCGTCACAAGCCTTAAGAGGAATGAAGAGGATCTTGCCCTTCCTACGGCGCTTGAGTTCATATTCATAATCTTGAAGATTCTTGACGATCATAACTAAAATCTGTTCGTCGAATGATCGCAATAATACTGGCAGTGATACTTCTGCCGGAGCTGGTGGTGGTAATACTTTAGCCATCGCGGGCACCTTTCGGTTACGCTTGAATAATGTCGTCCTTATGGCCTTCTTTTCGCGGCTCCATGACGACCGATATCTCAATCTTTACGCCTACCGTATCGAGGATCTCCTCTATATACTGAAAAAAGCCTGACATATTAGCGATAAGCTTACAGGCGACTATATTACGTTCATGCTCACTAAGATGGCTCAGACCATCTAGTTCTATTTGCCACTCAGGAAGATAGTAATCTTCAATATGTGTCACTTCGTCACAAAATTCACAACGAATGAGTACTTCAGGGTGTTTCATAGCATCTCCCTGTCTGATAGCCATATGATTCCACAAGCGGACTTCATGACATCTCTATCTCTACTTTTAAGCTTTACCCACTTTTTCTTCATGAATACGTATACTCCCACAAGGCCTTCGAAGTTAAACGCGAGATGAATAGTGCAATCTTCAGGCTCTTCATGAGGATATCTAAGCTTCATCTTTATCTTCGAATTCACCGCTTGCAAACTTTTGAGCAAGCTCGAGTGCCTTTTGGGTATGTTCAAAAGAAGTTCTAGGTGGAGGATTTATCCTCCTCATTTTTATAGTCCTGAGAGGCTTGGTGTCATCCTTTATTTCCTCGACTTTTTCGTCGATAACATCGATCTTATTATCCATTTTCATCCTTCCTTAATAGGGGTACCAATGGAGAATCGGGTATTCGCTCCATAACAACAACGGCTTGTGTGGCGACACGAGCTGATTCTTTAGCTTTCATGTCTTCAATCATTTGACGGTAATCACGATTATAGAGTGCATATTTACGCATGAAAACGTTACCATCTTTCTTACGGTCTAAGGCGTCTTGATATCCTGATTCTCCGATAATGTAGGAGGCAATCTCAAGGCAATCCTTGAAGTATTCGTTATCAGCGGCAATCCCTTTGAACTTATAGGGATTAATCCCCAAAGAAGCAGCGAACATGCCTGGATCGGTACATCTACCGGCACGTACTTCGTTGAGCATATAGAGTCCCAACTTATTCTGCTCTTCAGTGTCGGTTGGAACTTCTGCCAATCCTTGCCACTTGCGTTCGATATCGAGTGATCGCTCTCCAGCGGCTGGTATTCCTGAAGCTTCCATACCAGAAGCGGGCATGCCAGAAGCGTCATTGCCGTTGCACGTCGCAGGTATAACCAACTTATTTCGCTTGGTGTCATAGAATGGCTTCTTTCGTGGACCATCAGGATTAAACTTACGCTTTTCAGCGCTGGCCGCCGTAGCTTTACGCGGAGGCTGGATCATGGCAATTCCAATGGAGCTTCTTCGGCACACCATGGGCAATACCGGATACCCATCATTGGAACAATGGAATCTGACTTTATCGTGTAGACAACTATTTCACCATTCTCGTCTGTCATGCGATCGAAGATCTTATTCACCTTATCTGCATATCGAAATGCTGGACAGCAATACCTAATTGCTTTCATGGCTTCTCCTTCCAAGGAACTGGCTTCGTACACCAAGGACAATAATTGATCGCTATTCTCAGATTGTCATGCGGGCTAGTTATGGAATATCTACCCGTTACTTCAGAGTAGTGTAGGAGTTCGCTAACCTCTTGAGCGTCTCTAAAATCCAGACAGCAATATTTTTCAGTGATGCGCGCGCTCGTTTTACGTTTAGTTGTCACGGAATTAAGATTAGTCACGCTTTCCCCTCCTGATAAGAGCGATATCAG